GACGGCGGCGCCTTTACCTCCTCCGCGATACGCTCGTCGAGAAGGACCCAGAGCTAGAAGACGCCAGCAAGCCGACTTGTCTGCTGGACGAGATCCCCGGCTACGTCTGGGCTCGGAAGAGTAAGGCGGGCCAGGACAAGGAGCAGGACGAACCGAAGAAGGAAGATGACCACGGGTGCGACGCGATGCGCTACGTGGTGGCCGAGCGAGACTTCGGTATCCGAGCCTTGTACAGGACGGTGTGACATGAACCTCCGCGAAGGAGAACTGGAAGAGCTCGGAGTCCGCCTGGCCGACGAGGTCAAGACGACGGTCATGCGGCCGGGCGACACGCTCGTCCTGTCCATGCCAAGGCGGATCACCGACATGGAGTACCACCATATGGTCGATGTGATCCACGAGTACGTTCCCGGAGTCAAGGTGCTCATATTCCCGGAAGCCGGGGACGTACGGGTGTTCCGGCCGGACGGGGAGAAGATGTAATGCCGCTTCACGACGTACCGACCGGGCCGGGCCGCTTCCCGCCGAGCGGGGTCAGCGCGAGCGAGTTCCGGGAGTACCTGGCGAGCGTGCGGGAGACCATGGCCAACATGCACCCGAGCATCTCCCGGTACCCGGAGATCGCCGCGCTCGTGGCGAACGAGCTGGCCTATGTGATGTGGCGTAAGCAGCGGGTCTACGACCACCTAGAGATCCAGTTCGGAGTACGGACGCCTGACGGGGCGGCCGGCTACTCTCTCGCCTGGCATGACGAGCGGGAAGGCGGCCGGGTAACGACCATCACGCTGACTCAGTCGGAACTGGACGAGCTAATCGACAAGGCATCATCGATGGAGGAGAGGTAAATGGCCACGCGCGCCCTCCACGCCCTCCCTCGCCCAAACTCGCGCTGGGGTGATCCACTCCACTCCATCGCGGGCAAGAGGCTGACCGCCGTTGGTGCGGCCTTCCGGCGGTCAGCCTCCGTTGCCCTGCATCACGTCCAGGAGCACGGCTACTTCCTGGCGGCGGCAGGCTGCGCCGATGCGGCCGGGTTTGTTCACTCGACTTTCACCGGCCTGATCGTCTCGGCCGGTGCCTTCCTGGCCATCGAGTGGAGGGTGAGCCGGTAATGCCCCGTACTTCAGCGCTCAGCGAGCTGGGTCGTTCTCTTCGCAACCTTGCGGCGAGCAGCCCCGTTCCCTTTGCTGACCGCTGGAGCGGAACCGGCAATGGCCTGTACGGAAGCGGCGTCCAGGACCGGAACACCCAGCTCCAGGCGATGAACGGGCAGAGTACCCTCTACGCCATCGTCCAGCTGCTCTCTACCGGCAGCCAGGCATACGGTGGCTGGAAGATGTACAAGACCGACCGGGATGGCCGGGTTCGCTATGCCCGCACCGACAAGGGCAGCGACCAGCGAATCGAGGTCATGCGCCACCAGGCTCTCAAGCTCTGGAAGCGGCCGAATCCCTTCATGACCGGAGAGCAGTTCCGGGAGATCGGCTGGCAGCACATGGAGCTGGTCGGTGAGTGGTACTGGGTCTTGAATCGGGGTCCCTCCGGCACCGGCATACCGCTGGAGATGTGGCCCGTTAATCCGGCGAGAATGGAGCCGGTACCGCATCGGGAGCACTTTCTCTCGGGTTGGGTGTACACCGGACCGAACGGTGAGCAGGTGCCGCTGAGCACCGACGAGGTCATCCAGGTCAAGTACCCCAATCCGGCCGACATCTACCGGGGCCTCAGCGCTGTTCAGTCCCTGCTCGCGGATATTGATGCGACTAAGTACAGCGCCCAGTGGTCTCGTAACTTCTTCCTGAACTCAGCGGTGCCGGGTGGCATCGTCACCTTCGCCAAGCGGCTGACGGACCCGGAGTTCAACGAGTTCACGGCGCGCTGGCGTGAGCAGCACCAGGGCGTGGCGCGCGGTCACCGGGTTGGCATCCTGGAGCAGGGGGCCACCTGGCAGCCGAACACCTATACGGTCAAGGACATGCAGTTTTATGAGCTGCGGACGCTGGGCCGTGATATCATCCGGGAAGCCTACCGGGTGCACCAGGCGATGCTGGGGCAGAGCACGGACGTCAACCGAGCGAATGCGGAGACGGCCGAGGAAGTCCATATCGCCTGGCACGAGATCCCGCGCCTTAACCGTCTGCGTACCATAGCAAACGAGTTCTACCTCCCTATGTTCGGTGCAACCACCGATGAAAGGGAGATGGACTACGATGACCCGAGGCCCTCTAGCTCCAATGAGGTCAACGACGAGCTGACTGCCAAGTCTCAGGCGCTCGCCCTGCTCGTCGAGGCCGGATTCGACCCGGAGGACGCCTGCCAGGTCGTCGGTCTTCCGGGTATGAAGTGGAAGGGTCCGGTCATGGACGGCGGCGCCCAGCCAGGCCGCGTTCCGCAGCCGGTCCAGCAGAACCAGCCCGGTCAGGGTGGCAACCCGAAGCCGGACACCCCGAAGCCGGACACCCCGACCCCAGCGCCGAGCAACAGGGTGAAGCTGGGCCATCCGGAAGAAGTGGATGACTTCAATCTGGAGAAGAACCTAGCTACCTGGGTTCGCGAGGTCTGCCATAGTGACAACTTCAAGGAGTTGGTGTGAATAAGAACACACCCTGGCGGACGACCAGGGGAAGTCGGATGGTGGCGCTGTCCAGCGGACGGAACGACTGGTACCGAATCAGGAACCAGGGCGTCGGCAACAACCAGCTGCACATCTACGACGAGATCGGCTACTTCGGCGTGACGGCGGCGGACCTGATCCGTGACCTTGCCGACCTGGAGGGACCGCTCGATGTCCACCTGAACTCGCCAGGCGGAGAGGTGTTCGACGGCATCGCCATCTACAACACGCTCCTCGCTCGCGAAGATGTGAACGTGTACGTGGATGGGATCGCGGCCTCGATTGCCTCGGTGATCGCCATGGCCGGGAAGAAGGTGTTTATCGCACCCTCCGCTCAGATCATGGTGCACAACGCCTTCGCGATGGCCTGCGGTGACGCCCAGGATATGCGCGAGATGGCCGACCGGCTGGACGCCAACACGGCCAACATCGCCGAGATCTACGCGGTGCATACCGGCAAGCCAGCCACGTTCTGGCGCGGTGTGATGGACAAGGAAACCTGGTATGTCGGCCAGGAGGCCGTGGACGCAGGGCTTGCTGACTCTGTGGTCAACATCGGCCGGGTACCTGAGGGAATGAAGGCCCAGTTCGATCTCGGGCCGCTCCGCCAGGGCCGCATGGCCGCTCGGGGTACCACGCCGGACAGCCCGGACAACGCGGCGCACCACCCGTACCAGGGCCGCCACGACATCCATCACGAGCCGATAACCGGCACGCACTCCCACAACCACGCGGAGTTCGGGTTCGGCGATGGCGATGACGGCATCCACGCCCACGCCCACACGCACGACAGCGATGCGAATCACGGTCACGAGCACATGGCCCACGCACACCAGCACGGTCGGGACGAGCAGCATGACCACGCGCACGCGGTCGGCCACGAGCACTACGATACCGCTGACCACATGCACACGCACCATGTGTGCGACCCGGACCATGACGGCGACGACGACTCGCAGCCGGACGACGGTCACGGGCACGGCGACACCGACCACGACTACGTCCCCAGCACGATGCATAGCGCCGGATACGATGACACCGCATGGGACGGCAGTGCGGCGCTGAAGGGCTGCCACTCAGCGGCGGACTTCCGGCGGGTCTGTGCCGGCGAGCGCAGCGACGGGGAGCCGGACGAGCGGTCGCACTGGGCCCTCCCCCACCACAAGCACCCCGGGTCGCCAGCCAACCGGCACGGGGTCGAAGCCGCACTGGGAGCCCTCAACGGCTCCCGGGGCGCGACCATGTCCGATCTCAAGAACAGGGACGCTGCTGAGGCGCACCTGAAGGCACACCAGCGGGCGTGGGCTTCCGAGTCCGAAGCCAGCGACGCGGCCGACACTGCGATCTACTCCGAGGCGGACGCAGCCGCCCTTGTTGCATCACTGAAGGGATGACAATGGCACCGACCACGGCGCTGCCTCAGCGCATGGAAGAGCTCGAGGACTTCCTGTCCGACCCGTCCAAGGTCCGTGACATGATGAACACCCCGGGCCAGTTCAAGGAGTTCGTCGGTCTGTACGCCCGGAGGCAGTGGGAGAAGGACAACGACCTGAAGTCCCAGGTCCAAGAGCAGGTCCAGATGGCGATGGCGGAGTTTGCCGTCCAGAACGGCCTGGGCGGCTCGCGAGTCAACTTCTCCAACGCGCTTCCTCCGGAGCTGGGCGGCACCGGCGGCAATACCCGGACCGTGTCCCACGGCAAGGGCGCCGCCTACAACAAGGCGTCCTGGGGCTCGAAGCTGGAGAACGAGCTCGGCGCCGAGAACCAGTTCGAGAACTCCGCCGAGTACTTCCAGTCCATCTGGCCCCGGTTCGAGACCCTTCGGAACTCCCAGGCGCTCGCCAAGAAGCGCCAGGAGCTGCTACGGATCCAGAACTCGTTTGGCTCCGAGGTGCCGGCCGACGGTGGCTTCCTGATCCCGGAGCGGCTCCGGTCGGAGATCCTCCAGGTGGCGCTGGAGTCGGCGATCGTGCGGCCGCGCGCCCAGGTCATCCCGATGGATTCGCTCCGGGTGCCGATCCCCATGATCGACGTCACGAGCAACGTTTCCTCGGTGTTCGGCGGGATCGTCTGCTACTGGACCGAGGAGGCGGCGCAGCTCACCGAGAGCCAGGCGTCCTTCGGCCGGGTGGTCCTGGACGCGAAGAAGCTGACCGGCTACGCGGAAGTGCCGAACGAGCTGCTGGCGGACGCCCCGGCGTTCTCGTCCTTCTTCGACACCATCTTCCCCCGGGCCATCGCCTGGTTCGAGGACATCGCCTTCATGACCGGCACGGGCGTCGGCGAGCCGCTGGGCTTCGTGAACTGCCCGGCGTCGGTGCAGGTGAGCAAGGAGTCTGGCCAGAACACCGGCACGATCGTCTGGGAGAACGTCATCAAGATGTTCGCCCGGATGCTCCCCACCGCGCTCTCCCGGGCGGTGTGGATCTGCTCCATCGACACCTTCCCTGAGCTCGCGACGATGGCGCTGTCCGTCGGCACGGGCGGTGGCCCGGTCTGGATGGGTAACTACACTAACCCGGGCGCGGCCACCCCGCCCGTCACCATCCTCGGCCGCCCGGTCTACTTCACGGAGAAGACGCCGGCGCTGAGCACTACCGGCGACATCAACTTCGTCGACCTGGGGTACTACCTCATCGGCGACCGGCAGATGATGCAGTCGATGTCGTCCGAGCACTACAAGTTCCAGAACGACAAGACTGCGTTCCGTGTGATCGAGCGCATCGACGGTCGGCCCTGGATCCAGTCCGCCATCACCCCGCACAACAACAGCTCGAGCACGCTCTCCCCGTTTGTCCAGCTGCAGAGCCGCTAGTTCAGGTAGGGGGCCGGGCATTCAAACCCCCGGCCCCCGAGTGGGCAGAGTAGCAGTAACGCCCTACTTCAAGAGAAAGTTGGAATCAT